TCCCAAATAGCTGCAGCAAGTGTTCCAGACTTATGAGGGTTTTTATCAGATCCACCATCATAACCAAGCTTATATGCTTTCTTATAGTTTGGGTCTTTCTTTACCATCTTATCCCAAGCATCAAACATTTTCATATCTAAGTTACCATACCAGAGCATATATTCGTCATCCGATACTCCACGAATTTGCTTTGCCTTTTTAAGCAGATCGGCTAAATCACCTTTAGATTTTGGCTCTTCGAGCTTTGCTTCTGTTAGATCGGTAGATTCGTTAACCGCAGCCTCATTAAAGACTTCAGATGTAAGACCTACCTTACGAATCTCTAAAGCCTGTTGTAATTTTTCACCAATTGCAGTTTCAAATGAAGATTGAATATCATCCATATCTCCACCCACAAGTGAATTAAAAAGATTTTCTGTGTTTGTCTGTTCCATATTTATATATTTATAATTTTTGCGTTTTAGAAGTCATCTTGATCATCATCAATTGGACCCTCATCTTCAATTTCTTTATCAATTCGTTCAATATCTTCATCGCTTTGACGTAAAATATTATTACGAATCCATTTAGTAGAATAGAATTTACCGATATGATCGCTTAATGAATCAAGCATATCAATTCTTTCTTTTAAAATCTCATTTTCTTTTAATTCTGAGAAATAATTATCTTCAATAAAATCAATTGAAATATCTTCTACAATATCTTCCCATTCAGATTGACTGATAACTCCCTTTAGAATAAGCTGTATATGAAGTGCCTCAATAAGAATAGCAGAGAATTTTTTACGAATACGATCAATGAACTTTTGGAACTTCACCTCATCTCTTGATATTTCAGAAGCTCTACCAAGATTAAACGAATCTTCGGCCTCGAGACGAGTAATTGGAACATTAAGAGTTTTATATAGCTTCTTTTGGAAGAATAGGATATCATCAATTTGACCTAAGTTTTCTCCTCCTGGTAAAGTAGTAATTTCGGTGCCTCTACCACCTTCTCTTCGTGGTAGCCAAAAATCTTCTAGCATAGACATATGTCTACGATCGTCTTTAATATCTCCAGTTGAGGCATCATAAACAAGTTTATTACGATACTTATTCATAATTCCTTGAACGTATTCTTCGGCTTTACCTTTCGGTAAATTACCAACATCGATATAAAAGATTCTTCTTTCTGGTGCTCTTGAATAACGGTACATCACCAAAGAATCTTCCATCATTCTAAGTTGATTAACCGGCTTTAGGGCTTTATGTAAATACGAAATTACTCTTTTTTGTGTAGCATCTAAAAGGCCAGATGTTACATCAATAATAGCATCTTTTGAGATCTTAACACCCGATATAGAGGTATTTTGATCACTACCAACGACACCAGCTCCTGAACCGCTATAATCTTCTGAATAAACATAATATTCATTAATAACCTTTGGTACAGCAACATTAGTTTTAGTATCTGTTACCTTTTTAACCTCTTTTATCTTTTTCATAAAAAGAGATTCAACTGGTCTAAGTTCTAAAATACCTCTTTTAGGATTTTTGTCATCGATGATAACATGAAAATATATACGTCCATCAACGTACCATTTACGAAACAGGTTTTCTCCTGTTTTATTAAATTTATAAAGCGATAGTATGTTATCAAACTCCTCGGTAATTTGCTTTTTAATACTATCTGGTTGATCTAACTCATTGAGTGTAATCGTTACTGGAGCTCCAACACTCGCTGAAGCAATAGCAGCATCGACAATATCGCTAATAGCCGAATCACATTCAGGCTGTTGTGCTGCTTCTCTATATTTAATTATTAAGTCTCTATCATTTGATGAAGCGGTACCATCTAAATCAATATATTGACCATAGTATCCACCTGCAGCAACAGTTGCCGCTACTCCATCATCTTCTGGTTTTGGAGCAAAAGATATTAAATCTTTCTCTTTTTTAACTTCTTTCGAAGCTACTTTTTTTGTAATCTGATAACCAAATAATTCCATATAGATTATTTATAATAAAAATCCCGCTGGAGTTTTTACGCCCCAGCGGGATATGTTATTTAATCTTTTAAGTTAGCTTGTAGTTCTGGATTCCCAGTACTGATAAGCGAACTCAACTGTGAATTCTTCAATAGCGTCATTAGCATCATAACTCAAATCGATAGCGCTAACATTCACTGGGAATGCACCGCGGATATCATATTCTTTTGTTACGCCCTTTTGTCTATCAAGTTGCTGAACAATAAGATCAGATTGATAGTCTCTAGGATTTTTAACACCAACGTTATTAACGTGTTCGTTAATGCTATTCATCCAGCTTTCGAATGCACTACGTACATCTTGAGCATCTTCGTTGTATACAGTGATTGTCCAGTTTTCGAATGTACGATCACCAGCAACTTTCAATTGACGACCACGGAATGGTACATCAATTTGTGCAACAACACTAGCAGGAAGCTGTGCGCCTTTACATGTGAACGACAATAGTTCGGTATTTAAACCGGCACCTACTGGCGGATTAGGAACGATAACTTTAAAGAGATTAGCGCGAGCGCCTCCTCCAATAAGTCTACCTTTGAAATCATCTACGTTTGCCATAATAGTTCTTTCCTTTATTTATAATTATTTGCCTACGATTTCAGAGAAATCTACTCCAGTACGAGTAGCAATGAAATTAAGAGTAATGAAGTTAATCGAACGTGCAGGTTTAATATAGATGTCAGCAACAAATCGGTTAGTATCAATTACTTCACCGGTATTGTTGGTTTCATCACATACAACCAAGAAGTCAGTAATACCACGACGACCTTTAACATCCCGAAGGAAAGGCTCAGTCATATTTCTGAACATTGCTCGAGTAAATTCATCATTCAATTCAAACAACTGATATTTAGCAGCCGTTGCAATAGCTTTTTCAAGTACGATGAATAGTCTACGAACATTGATTCTATCGAATGCAGATGGCTTAGCTTGTGCTGTCTTATCGCCAAAGAGAACCGTACCTTGACCAGGGAAGGATACGATTGGATTAATTCCGGCTTTATAGAGAGAATCTCTTTCAGCCTTCTTTGGATTAAATGCAAGCTTAGTAACACCAAGTAGAGAACCACGATTAAGACCTGCTGGAGAGAACCAAGGTTCTGCTAAATTATCAGTCTTAGCACAAAGACCAGCCATATGACCAGATGCAGGAATCCATACGTAATTATCAGCATACTTATTGTATACATATAGCGCAGTTGAATCAAACACACCATAAGAACCTTCTACACCTCTTGGTAAAGAAGAACCGTTATAATATCCGACTACATCTGCAGCTGGAGCATTTCCAGTTGATAGGGAAATCGGAGGCGATACAAATGCTACAGCATCTTTACGAGTAGATGCAATAGTCATCAACTTACTTGCAATCGTCTCTCCAGTTTGATCCACTTGGGCAAAAAGAAGATTTACATCAACTAACTCTGAATCAGCAAGTACCTCTAGACCAGTCGTAATATCGCCAGCCACGAATTCACCACCATCAGCGCCTTGACCAAATTCAAATGCGGTTGAAGTTGAAGGAATATCTCTTGCGATATAGATATAATTCGAATTAGCATTAACTACATCTTTGTAGTTATTATTTGATCCATCAGCAAGTTTTGCACCAGCTTCAGTACTAAGGAACGACCATTTTTCAAGTTCAGTACCAGCCTCTCCAGTAATTTCTCCAAGATTATCATATACATAAACGTGAATTTCATTTCCAGATGGAGCCGCATCGAATTGATCTTGAACACCTTGAGGTGCACCTCCATAAGAACTCGCATCTAAAATATAAGCTCCAAGAGAATTACCAAGCTCACCAGGATATCTTGCGAAAAGAAGACCTCTGAGTTTTGAATCATCAATAGTACTGTATAAACCTTCGAATACTGACTCACTATTAATTTGTTGCGGCTCACTTGGTTCATCTTCTTGCTCATCGAATGTGAAATTACCAGCTTCGAGGTTAGTAGTTACAACAGGAGAAGCAGCTGGATCTTCGGTAATTGCTACAGTTGTATTAGCAACTACATAACCAGAACCATCAGTAATCGATGCAATGGCTTCAATATTATAATCAGCATCAACAAAAAGACCTTCAACTAAATTACCATTAGCATCATAAACCTTAAGGCCAGTAGTGCTAGTAGGAAATACTGAGAAAGAATCAACAACAGCAGCATCCATTGCGTTAACTGTAAATGTTGGAGTACCAGAACTATCCGTAACAGTTAATGTGAATGCGGGAGATGTTTCATCGCCGTTTGTAGTATAAACAGTAAGTGTATCACCATCAATGAAATCACCAAGAGGGCTCGCAGTAGCTGTAGATGAGGTAAATGTAACAGCACTAAACGATAGTACAACAGTGGCGCTACCTTCAACAACAGAAGTTGTTGTATTATTTGGAATAAAGATATTCGTATCGATAGTAGCTACACCACTAGCAACAGTAAAAGTAAGATCTTCACCATCAACAACGATAGTATATGTACCATCTGTTAGTGTGTCAGGATCAACAGTATTAACAGTATATCCAGCAGCTACAGTAGTAGTACTAGTATTAACACCATATCTTGGTTCGATTGTTGCGCCTGAACCTGTACCGTCAGTTTCTACAATAGAAAGTGTTTCTAATCCAGTTACACTAACAAAATCAGCCGGTTGAGATGAGATGCCTACTCCTTCGATACCACCGCTTGGTACTTCGTGTGTACCTGCAACAGCATTCAATTGAGAATCATTATCTGCTCTAACAACCTTTAGCGCATTGCCATACTTCAAGAATGAAGCAGCAGTCAAGAAAGATTGTGTATGTGCGGCGTCCGGTGTGCCATATTTAGCTGCGAGTTCTTTTTCAGAACTTACAAGCCCAATTTCGCCTACAGGACCCCAACGAAAATACCCAGAATAACCACCAATAGAGGTAGATACCGCAGGTATTACATTAGTCAAGTCGATTTCTTTAACCTCGACTCCAGGTGATACTTGAAAACCCATGTTTTTCCTTTCAGTTATTTTAGTTGAATGATAAGTAGCATAATAAGATGTTATTCAATACTTCTATTTATAAATATGCATATTTCAAAAACTCATCCAGTCTTTCTGCTGTTCAACAAGATCATTATGCCTATCTAAAAAATCTGAAGATTTCTCCGAAGACATAAATCCAAAAGGAAATAACTCATCTTCAATTTCTCTTACTCTGTCTTCGTATAGCATTGCCTTCAAATCCATATCAAGTACATTAGAGAACGCATCAGACGATACAAACCAAGAAAACATCACTAAATTCATAACTAAGTCATCGTGTGATCCAATCGCAGCTTCATATGATGAACCCTTTGATTCAAAGGTTGCGATTTCAAAGATAGTTTCTGCATCGACTATATCTAATTTCTTTTGCTCTAATAAATCCTTTAGATTAGAACATCCGATTCTTTTAATCTTCTTTGACATAGTGACACCGATTCCTCCAGCTTTCACCGCTGATTGAACAAATGTATTTTCATATTCGTAGTCATAATAGACAGCATTACAAACAATAACTCCTGCATCATTATTTTCTATGACTACTATAGCTTCATTATATAACCTTGCAACTCTTACGATAATATCTGGAAAAACCAATGGTGATATCATATTATCCCTGAAGGTACACACTTGTTTAAATTTATCCTTTTCAACTTTAAATACGCTAAATGTTGAATAGTCTTGGCCTCTTCCTTTCGATACATCAACCGTCATAACATATAAACATCCTTCTTTTGGTTGTTCATAATATGATATGTCGTTTTTAAATTCTATTGGATTCTCGGCTTTAAGATTTAGAATAGTATCTCCATTGATAAGTGTATTGCCTCGACCATGAAAGTTATTTCCGAACTCTTGTTCAAATTGAAGTTCTGATGTGTTCGCTATAGTCTGTTTCTTCCATTCTTCATCTCGACCAGGTACATCCCACCAATCAACTCTAAATGCTTTATATTCGTTCCTGTTTTGAACTGCGCCTTCATATAATTTATGAAATACATTTCCAACACCATTAGCCGTAGATGTGATAATAACCTTTGTTTCTTTACCAGCAGAGACAACAGGATAGGTTGATGTATAGAATTCAGCAGCATTTTCAACAAAAGCAAACTCGTCGAGAAAGAGAAGATTAACCGATAAACCACGAATTGATGAACCAGATGTCGCAGATGCTATAATCTTTGTATTGTTCCCAAATGTTATATTACCCTTATTTAACGCCTTACATCCAGGTTGAAGAAAGAATGGAAGATTCTCAAGTGCAAGTGTCACACGAGCCAACATCTCTCTTGCGGTTGAACCTTTATTGGCTAGAATAGCAATAGTCTTTTCGGGGTGAAAGATAGCATACCACAGAATATAAATGACAGATGAAATCGATTTACCAGACTGACGACAAGCAAGAACAATAGAGAATCGATTCTCATTAAAGTGTTTGAACATCTTTTCTTGATACTCGTAAGGCTTATACGGTACTAATCCTTTATCTAACGAGATAACCTTAACATAAGTAGACGCGAAATAAATCGGGTCCTTCATACACTTCATATACTCAGAAACTTCTTCTTGAGTAAAACTATCTTGAATACCATCTCTCTTAACTAATGGATTCCCAAGATATCCTTTCTGTTCATTAACCAGCGTCATTCTGTTTGCTCAAAAACTTTTGTAGTTCAGTAGTCGAACCAACAAAGATTGCATTATTTGTAGTATTACCACCACCCCCGACTTTCTGCTCTTCAGCTTGTGTGAGTTCTTTTCTCTTCTTTTGAAGAGTGATTAACTGATCCATCATATCAGTAGTAGTCTTAAACATCTGGCCAAGAACTTCAAATGCGCGGGGATGTTCTGTCTCGCTTGCAAGAGCCATCATATTATCAATAGCCTCTTCTGCTTTTGTTATTAGCTCTTTAATCTTATCTCTCGAATAAGCATAATCTTCCTCTGTATCGGCAACAATCTCTGTCTGAGCTACCTCAGTTTTTATTTGTTTTAATTGTTGGGGAAGGTTTGTTTCAAGTGCTGTTAAAATATCATCTTTTGTTTTATTCATCATCAAAGCCAAATGTCGTATTAGTTGTAAAATCATCTGGTGTATCATCTTCAGAACCCAATTCAGTTTTTACTCTATCAACCGGCTCAACCGCTGAAGCTTCGGTCGAGTTATTATATAAATCTGCAGTAACAGCCCGAATAACTGGCTTACTAACAACTCTACCAGTAAATCGTATTTTCATTTCAAAATCGAGCGAATATACAATAGTTCTTCGATTAGAAAAATCTCCTTCGTAATCATCTTCGAAGCTTGTACTAGTAAGTGTAATTGGGACATCTACTGAATTTCCTTCACCGTCCATATCTTTGATAGCAACAGTATATTCAGGAACAAATGTTGGAAGAATCTGTTCAAATATTTGCAATGCCTCATCTTGTGTTTTAGCAAGAATATTTAATTGTAGACCAAGCTTATACGGAACAGATTGTCTTAAAACCTTTTTACTAAGTTCTGTACCAGGAATATCAAAAAGTTTAACGTTGGTTTTATTCAGCGCAGAAGTAGTATCTCGATCAATAGAAGTAATTTCAAAACTCATTCTCGGTAACTTAATCGCAAGCTTTTGATCTTCTAAACTGCTATCTTGTTTGATCCGAGCAAGAAATTTACTTTTGGGACCGTAAGCTAGCGGAACTCGTGTTTCTCCTGTACCACTTCGTACAATCTTAAGATTATTAAAAATCGTACCAAAGACCGCAACTGATTTCTTAAGCGTTTGATTATAAAAATGTACTCCGTCTAACATATTATGTAATATCTACTTCTCCAAATGGATTGATCTCTGAGAAATCAATAAAGTTATTTCCGATCGATTCAAAATCTTCATTATCTGCATACTTATCATTAGTATCAATCGGTGTAAATGAATCTTTTAATGTAATAGTATATGATGCTCCAGATCTTTTACCAATTATATTTCCAACCGAACCATCAGTAATACTAAATGATATATTACTACCATCACTCGCCTCAATACCAACTATATCAACTTCATTATTTCTTACTTCTGCAATTTCTCCAGATATAGTAAGTTCAGGGCTTCCACCAATTAATTGCGTTACATCTTCACCAACAATATATGTTCCGCTTCCAGATCCAAGTGTAAGTGTGGTACGAGTAGCAAAATTTGTTTCGAATGAATCAACCTCTTCTATACCAGTATCAATTGCTTCATTACCATATTCAAATAGCTCACACGTAAGTTTATACGTTGGCATATTTTGTAGTTGATAGAACGGTGTATCACCATCAACATAACGAATCTCAAATAATCCTTTTACGAGCGGTAAATATATTAAATCACCTTCGTTTGGTCGAATAAGCTCGTTTGGTTCATTACCAAATCTGCCAATTAAATTATTCCAACGCTTACGAG